GGTAAGAATATTACCAAACACTTTGATGAGGGTGCTAATGGTTCAGAGACCATTTATTGGTACAGTCACGATAAACTATGGCAACATATCCCAGCATTTGGATGAAGAAGGAGATTTAAAATGGAACGTGAATGATAAAAATAGGTTGTACATATAGGAGATTACAATGATAGATACAAGAGTATTATATAAAATCCTACTATTATAAATTATGAACAAGGCTCTGCTTGCATCCGATATCCTCTGATTTCATGTAGGTCGAAAACCCCACGGTATAATGGTGGGGTTTTTTGTTTTTATAAATAAAAGAAATTTGAGGAGAGAGATTATGACCCAGTTAATTAACCCAAAGAAGTTTACGGAGGCTACGACCCTATTGAGGTCGTTTTTTTTGGCCAAAGGATTTGAAGAAGTACATACACAAAACAGATTATCAATATTAGCAGCTTGTGAAGATCCAACAACAGTAGCAACATATAATTATAATGGAGAAGTATGGCCCCTGCCACAAACTGGCCAAATGTGGCTTGAATATGAATTATTAAACAGCCCCGACGTACCGGGGTTTTTTTGTATCTCAACATCCTATAGAGAGGAGAAAAATATCACCGAAGGTAGACATGATATTATCTTTCCTATGTTTGAATTTGAGTTTCCCGGAACTATGTCGGACCTGGAAAAAATGGAAAGAGAGCTGTGCGAACATATGGGATTTGGAAATGGTCACAGTATTGTAGATAAAGATTATTTAGAATGGTGTGATTATTTTAAAGTAGATGAACTAAACCACGAACATGAAGATGCAATGTGTAAGAGTTGGCAAGGTAGAGTTTGTATGATTAAGAACTTTCCTAATTACACAAGTCCATTTTGGAACATGAAACAAAACGGTGATGGTACTGCTGCAAAAATAGATGTTATTATTTCAGGTCAAGAAACAATCGGATCAGCTGAACGATCTTCCGATCCTGAAGAAATGATGAAGATGTTTCATACAATATCTGATGGCGTATATGCAAATTTATTATTTGATACCTTTGGTAAGAATAGAGTAGAAAAAGAATTAGATGATTTTCTATCGTTAGACTTTATACCAAGAGTTGGAGGTGGGATTGGTATTACTAGATTATTATCTGCAATGAGTAATTACGATATTAGACGAGTTGTAGCAAGCATGTAAAGAATAGATCCGGGGTGGCGGAATAGGCAGACGCACTAGGCAGTTTACCTAGGGTTCTATGAACGTGGTGGTTCGATCCCACCCCCCGGAGCCATATATTTATTGTATTCTATTCTTTCCATATAAATATTCGTATGAATACAGGTTTTTTAGGTAGGGATGGTTTTATTTGGTTTGTAGGTGTAGTTGAGGATCGACACGACCCCAACAAGCTAGGACGTGTACGAGTACGTTGCCTAGGATATCATACTCACGAAAAAGAAGAAATAGCCACAGCAGATTTGCCGTGGGCTGAAGTTATGCAACCCGTTGGTGCAAATGCCATTGGGGGTATAGGTGATTCCCCAATCGGAATAGTAGAAGGTTCTTGGGTTGTAGGATTCTTTAGAGATCCTGAACATTTGCAAGAACCTATTATTATGGGAACCCTTCCTGGTAAAAATACTCGTCCCGCTGAGCCCATAGATAAAATGGGAGTACATAGAGGAACAGCTAACGATTTTGGATTTTATGATCCCACTGATCCTTTGTCCGATGTTCCATTTGAACCAGATATATCCACAACAGTCGGAACAGGATCTGGAGGAACAGTAACCACATTTGATAAGGTAGAAGATTTAAGGGTATTGAGTTATGCAGAGGCTGAGAGCGTCGATGCTCTATCGACAGGATCAGCAACTATCAGTACCCACTCCCAAGGATTAGTAGATACGTTTGGAACAACCAGACGATTGTCCATTCCCATACAAAAAGATTCAGGAGAAGATTATGGGACAGCATCAGCAAGTACAGTTTGGAAAGGTCATGGTGATAATGCCAAAGCCAAGACTGAAGGTAAGGTTATTAGTACAGGATATCTAGAAGATGGAGATACACGGGATGCGACTAACGGTCCATGGTGGCCTGGAACAAAGGATGCTGAAACCCGTGTGCCATATCCTCGTTTAGATAAGGTTAAAGTTTCAACATTAACAACCAGACAAGAAACAGAAATACAAGAATTGTTTGATGCCGGTGTTTATGGACCAGGTAAGATTACAACAAAAGTAAGTAGTCTTTCGGAAGTTGTTTTACCTAAGGCAGATACAAATCGTTTAGCACAGGGTGGGTATGCTATTAGTAGTATATCTTCCGGTGGGGCTATAAGTCTTAAATCTTTTAAAGTTGATCATGGGTTATCTGCTGGTGATAAGGTGCAGATTGCTGGTGTAGTAGGAATGGAAACTCTAAACGGACAAATTTTTACTTTGGTTAGTGCTGGGAAGACTAGTGTACAAATCATAATACCCGCCACTGAAAAAGGAACGTATGTTCGTGGCGGTGCAATTTTGATAGATCCTCATCCAGTATTAAGAAGTAAGGCCGATACTAGAGAGCGACAAATTAATATTGGTGGTGAAGATTTAAATAGTGTGGCCGAATATTCTGATGATGGTAAATATACAGGATATTGGAATCAACCATCAAGTAGATATGCCGCAGAGTATCCATACAATCATGTTTATGAATCAGAGTCTGGTCATGTAAAAGAGTTTGATGATACGCCGGGTGCAGAACGTATCCATGAGTATCACAGATCAGGTACCTATTATGAAGTAGATGCTGATGGACACAAGGTAGACTATGTAAAGGGTGACAGATATAACATAAGTGTGCATGACGATTATCTATATGTAAAGGGACATGTTATATGGACTGGTGATAACGATATGTTGATTGCTTCAAATGAAACAATGAGTCTGACCGCCAAATGGAGAATGAAGATAGCCTCAGGTGGTGATATAGAAATTTACTCTAAGCGTAATTTGAACTTTAGAGCTGATGGTGATATCAATATGGTAGCCGGTGGACATATTAAGATAGAAGGAGAGGTAACTAAGGCCTCTGATAAATCTTGGGGACACAGTGCTGGTACACGAAGTAAGGAAACACCTTCTAGAATTAGTATGACAGCTGGTACTATGGAATTTTTTGTTCCAGCTCCAGAGGTAGAATCGCTCGATCAAATGAGTCATGGTAGAATTGATTTCAATGCACACCATAGAATTTCTATGAAAGTTCACGACGGCTTTATTACTAGAGAAGCTCCCGGATCCGGTGCCATAATAGATACGGCCACAGGAATATATTTTAATTCTGAACATGAGAAAAAATCTCCAGCAGAAAGTTTCTTGGCTAGAGATTCTGGAATCGGCATAGGACAAGGTTATGGCACAAAGGGGGAGGCAGGCGAGGCCCACATAGCATACACATTAGATGATATCAAGATGGGTACAACAGGACAAGGTGAAGGATTAGGTATAGAAGAAAAGACTGGAGATAATATCAGAAAGTTGAGGAAAGATTGATGCCCGGCGCACACAGAAATGGACACTCAAGAGTTTGTGGTGCTTCTACTGTTGTAGAAGGACAAGAAAATGTATGGGTCAATGATGAGCTATGGGCTGTAGAAGAAGATCCCAACTCTCATGGTGGTGGTGGATTAATTTCAGGAACCTTAGCGGTATACATTAATGATAGGAAGGTTATCAATAACACTCCAGATGAAGCTAACGCTGATGGACTCTGTCCTCTCCCACCGCATTGTGCTCCGTCTACAGCGGAAGGTTCTGAGAATGTATTTGCAGGAGACGAGTAAAACTTATATAAATATTATAAATGGCAACTGAAGTTAATAAAGGGTATGATGATGCCCAAGGAAACAACGAGAGTCCTAGAAGTACATTCATATATAAGGACTTAAATCTCTTTTTTACAAAACATCCTGTAACAGATGATGTTAGTAAATTGACGGACATACAGGCTATAAAGAGAAGTGTCCGGACATTGGTTCTTACTAACAAGGGAGAACGATTATTTCATCCAGAGATTGGAAGTAATCTTACTGGTTCTTTGTTTGAATTATATACTCCAATTATGCAAGACCAATTAAGAATAGCTATTGAGGATGTTATTAGATTATATGAACCTAGAGTTGTTTTAAAAGATGTTATAGTTAATAGCGCCACAAGCCGAGATTTAGATCAGAATAGATTAAGAATTATTGTTAGGTTTAGCTTAATAAATGTACCAAACGAAATAGAAGAACTAGAAATATCAATGGATAGGATACGATAATGGCAGTCAATACTAAAGGCAAATTAGAGATTACAGATTTAGATTTTGATACAATTAAAGGAAATCTAAAAACGTATTTAAGAGGCCAATCTGAATTTTCAGATTATGATTTTGAGGGTTCAGGTCTTTCAGTTCTGTTAGATATCTTAGCATATAATACACACTATAATGCCTTCATGGCCAATATGACAGCTAATGAAATGTTCCTAGATACAGCAGTAAAACGAAGTTCTGTAGTATCATTAGCTAAAGCCTTAGGATATACTCCTATAGGATCTCAAGCCGCAATGGCTATTGTAGATGTTACTGTGCATGATGCCACAGGACCATCTTTACTATTAGCTTCAGGACATACATTTAAGACCAAAGCTACCGGCCAAAGTTATCAGTTTGTAAACACAACTGATATTACTGTAATTCCATCCAGTGGAGTTTATAAATTTGAAAATATATCTGTGTATGAAGGAACTTGGGTTGAGGTTGACTATACTGTTAATGCCGCTGATGCCGAACAAAAATTTATATTAGATAATGCCCGTATAGATATCTCTACGTTAAGCGTCAAGATACAGAACAGTTCTTCAGATACCGTTACTACAACGTTTACTAAAGCAAATAATTTGGTTGAAGTTAAGAGTACAACAACTGCTTTCTTTGTTCAAGAAACAACAGCAGCGGAATGGGAAGTTTATTTTGGTGATGGAATCGTAGGTAAAAAATTGATTGATGGTAATATAATTAAGGTTGGTTATATAGTAACTAATGAAACTGCAGCAAACGGTGCAAATAAATTTTCTTCAGCCTCTGCTATAGGAGGATTCGTAGATATTACAGTGGTAACAACAACTGTTGCAGCAGGAGGTTCTGCACCAGAAGGATTAGATACTATAAAACATAATGCACCTTTTAATTATACTGCACAGAATAGAGCGGTAACTGCTAATGATTATAAAACACTCGTACCACAGATATATGCCAATGTAGAGTCTATAGCTGTGTGGGGAGGAGAGTATAATGACCCGCCAGTATATGGTAAAGTATATATTAGTATTCGTCCTAAAGGAGGAGCTTTCCTAACAGATACATCTAAAGCAGATATTAAGAAAAAATTAAAAGACTATACTGTGGCTAGTGTTACTCCTGAAATTATTAATCCTGAAATTATTAAAATAATTCCCTCTGTTAATTTCAAATACGATTCTGGTATTACTACAAAAACACAAGGTGATTTAGAAACTCTTGTGAGGGCAGCTATTGTTACTTATAGTTCAGATCAATTATCTCAATTTGAAGGGATATTTAGATATTCAAAATTTACAGCACTTGTAGATAATACTGATACTGCTATAATGTCAAACATATCTACAATCAAGATGAGTCTATCTATGACTCCTACGTTAGCTTCATCTGTTAAGTATGATGTTAAATTTCAAAATGCCCTTTACAATCCTGGATTAGCTCATGTTGTTCCTGTACTAGAATCTACTGGATTTATAATGAGTGGCCAGACTAATACATTATATTTTGATGATGATGGTTCAGGAAATTTAAGGACATATTTTTTGACAGGTACACTGAAATCTTATGTTAGTGCTACGGCTGGAACTGTAGACTATGCAACAGGAGCAATTGCAGTAACGGCCTTAACTATAACTTCAACAGCAAATGCTGACAAGACCATAACCTTTAAAGTTATTCCAAGTTCAAATGATTTAGTACCAGTTAGAAATCAAATTTTTGAAATTGATAGTACTTCTATGGTAGTCGTAGGAGCTGAAGATACAATTGCAACAGGATCATCTAATGCCGGTACGGGTTATACTACGTCCACATCTTATAGTTAATAATTATGTCAGCCATA